AAGAACTAAGTAGGATTAAAAATATCTTCGATTGGAGAAATTACCCAGATGAACAAAAGGATCAATGGTTCGATTATATAGACGAAGAGTTTAAAAGAAGAGACGAAGGTTTTTGGTTTATGAGTAAGGGTAAACCAACTTACATAGTAGGAACTCATTACATGTATTTACAGTGGAGTAAGATTGATGTTGGTGCCCCAGATTTTAGAGAAGCTAATAGATTATTCTATATATTTTGGGAGGCGTGTAAGGCAGATAAAAGGTGTTATGGTATATGTTATCTAAAGAATAGACGTTCAGGATTTTCTTTTATGTCATCTGCGGAGACTGTTAATCTAGCCACTCTTGCAACTGATAGTAGATATGGAGTACTTTCTAAAACTGGTGCGGATGCCAAGAAGATGTTTACTGATAAAGTCGTCCCAATAAGTATAAATTACCCATTCTTCTTTAAACCGATTCAAGATGGAATGGATCGACCTAAAACAGAATTAGCATACCGAGTACCAGCTAGCAAGTTTACAAGAAAAAAAATAACTAGTAACGAGAAGTTAGAAGATATACAAGGATTAGATACAACTATTGATTGGAAAAACACTGGAGATAACAGTTATGATGGTGAAAAACTAAATCTACTAGTACATGATGAAAGTGGTAAGTGGGAGAGACCTGACAACATATTAAATAATTGGAGAGTTACAAAGACATGTTTACGATTAGGTAGTAGAATTATTGGTAAATGTATGATGGGCTCAACTTCAAACGCATTAGATAAAGGTGGAGACAATTTTAAAAAACTATATAACGCATCAGACGTCACGAAAAGAAATAGAAATGGCCAAACGAAGTCTGGTTTATATTCTCTGTTTGTCCCAATGGAATGGAACTACGAAGGATTTATTGATGAGCATGGAATTCCAGTTTTTGATACACCAGACCACGATGTGTTCGGCCCAGATGGTGAACTAATAGATGTAGGTATTATAGAACATTGGCAAAATGAAGCTGATGGTTTAAAAGGAGATCACGACGCTTTAAATGAATTCTATAGACAATTTCCAAAAACTACTGAACACGCGTTTAGAGACGAAGCAAAAGGAAGTATATTTAATCTTGTTAAGATATATGAGCAAATAGATTATAATGAAGAAATGTCAAGAACCCTTGGGGTTACAACAGGTAATTTTCAATGGGCGAATGGAGTTAAAGACACACAGGTAATTTTTTACCCAGATCAACAAGGTAGATTTAAAATAAGTTGGACACCAGAAGCGCGTTTACAAAATAGAGTTATATTAAAAAATGGTGTACGATATCCTGGTAATGAACACATGGGAGCGTTTGGATGTGATAGTTATGATATTTCCGGAACAGTCGATGGAGAAGGTTCAAAAGGAGCACTCCATGGATTAACTAAATTTTCTATGGAAAACGCCCCACCAAGTAGTTTTTTCTTAGAATATGTTGCAAGACCACAAACCGCAGAAATATTTTTTGAAGACGTTTTAATGGCATTAGTGTTTTATGGCATGCCTTTACTTTGTGAAAATAATAAACCAAGATTGTTATACTATTTAAGAAGAAGGGGTTATAGGAGATTTAGTATGAATAGACCAGATAAACTATGGAATAAATTATCTGTAGCAGAAAAAGAAGTTGGAGGAATACCTAATTCAAGCGAAGATATTAAACAAGCCCACGCCGCTGCAATTGAAATGTACATACAAGACCAAGTTGGTTTGAAACAAGATGGTACACATGGTGATATGTATTTTAATCGTACATTAAATGATTGGACAAGGTTTGATATAAATAAAAGAACAAAATTTGATGCAACAATAAGTTCTGGATTAGCTATCATGGCTTGTAATAGACACTTGTATAGACCGAATGCTAAAATAGAAAAGCAAGTGTTAAATATAAATATCGCTAAATATGAAAATAGAGGTAATATGTCTAAATTAATAGAAAAATAAATATGGCTGAGTCAGTTATAAAAAATTATTTTCCAAGTCAAGTTGTTAGTGATGTAGAAAAATTAAGTTTTGAATATGGTTTGAAAGTTGCGAAAGCAATTGAAAAAGAATGGTTTGATAATAGCCAAAGTAATAAATATGTACATAACCAAAACAACTTTCATAACTTACGATTATACGCGCGTGGTGAACAACCAATTCAGAAATATAAGGATGAGTTATCTATAAATGGTGATTTGTCCTATTTAAATTTAGATTGGAAACCAGTTCCAATTATATCTAAATTCGTTGATATAGTTGTCAATGGTATAGCTGAAAGAACGTATGATATAAAAGCTTATTCCCAAGATCCGTATGGTGTTAGTAAGCGAACTAAGTACATGGAATCTATACTAGCAGATATGCGTAGTAAAGAACTAAACGATTACGCTTTAAACGCTTTTGGTATAGATTTATATGAAAACGATAAAGATCAATTACCAGATACAGAAGAAGAATTAAAACTTCACATGCAGCTTAGTTATAAGCAAGCTGTAGAATTAGCAGAGGAACAGGCTATTAACGTTTTATTAGATGGTAATAAGTACGAATTAACAAAAAAACGTTTTTATTACGATTTAACGACAATTGGTATAGGTGCTGTAAAGTCTTCATTTAACACATCAGAAGGTGTTGTTGTTGATTATGTTGATCCAGCTAATTTAGTTTATTCTTATACTGATTCACCTTATTTTGACGATATATATTATGTTGGTGAGGTGAAAAATATTCCTATAAACGAATTGGCTAAGCAATTTCCACATCTAGAACATGAGGATTTGGAAGATATAGTTAAAAATAGAGGTACAAATCATAATAGATATGGTATAAGTAGTAATCTAGATAAAAATACCATCCAAGTTCTATACTTTAATTATAAAACTTATATGAATGAAGTTTATAAAGTTAAAGAAACTGGAACAGGTGCAGATAAATTAATATCTAAAGATGACTCATTTAATCCTCCAGATAATATGGAAGGTGGATATGGTAAGGTTTCTAGATCTATTGAATGTTTATATGAAGGAGCTTTAATACTTGGTACTGAGAAATTGCTTAAATGGGAAATGGCTAAAAACATGCTAAGACCTAAAAGTGATTTTACTAAAGTTAAAATGAACTATGCTATTGTTGCCCCTAGAATGTACAACGGAAGAATAGAGTCGTTAGTGGGGAGAATAACAGGGTTTGCTGATATGATCCAATTAACACACTTGAAACTACAACAAGTGATGTCAAGAATGGTTCCAGATGGAATTTATATAGACGCGGATGGTTTAGCAGAAATAGATTTAGGCAATGGAACTAATTACAATCCACAAGAAGCGTTAAACATGTTTTTCCAAACTGGTAGTATTTTAGGTAGATCCTTAAATTCTGAGGGTGAACAAAATCCAGGTAAAATACCAGTTCAAGAAATACAAAGCGGAGTTGGTGGACAAAAAATGCAAAGTTTAATCGCTACATACAATTATTATTTACAAATGATAAGAGATGTTACTGGATTAAATGAAGCTAGGGATGGTAGTGTACCAGATAAAAACGCTTTAGTCGGTGTACAAAAACTAGCAGCAGCAAATTCTAACACCGCTACTAGACATATTTTACAAGCTGGATTATTTTTAACAGCCGAACTTGCAGAGTGTTTATCGCTTAGAATATCTGATGTTATAGAATATTCGCCGACAAGGGATGCTTTTGTAAGAGGTGTAGGTATACATAATGTTGCTACATTAGAAGAAATAAGTGAGTTACATTTATATGATTTTGGTATATTTATAGAACTTGCCCCAGATGAAGAAGAAAAACAAATATTAGAGAACAATATACAACAAGCTATTGCACAAGGAAGCGTTGATTTAGAAGACGCTATTGATGTAAGAGAAATTAAAAATGTTAAACTTGCTAATCAAGTGCTTAAAATAAGGAGAAAACAAAAGTTGGCAAGGGATCAACAGATACAACAAGAAAATATACAAGCACAAGCAAAAGCTAACGCTGAGCAACAGCAAGCGGCAGCTCAGGCTGAGGTTCAAAAACAACAACAACTTGCACAAACTGAAATACAGATAGAACAAGCAAAATCCCAGATGAAATCCCAGCAGTTGCAACAAGAAGCAAATGTTAAAAAACAACTAATGGAATTAGAGTTCCAGTACAACATGCAGTTAAAAGGTATGGAGGTTGATGCTGTTAAGGGTAGAGATACTAGTAAAGAAGATCGTAAAGACGAAAGAACAAAAATACAAGCAACTCAACAATCAGAGTTAATTGATCAAAGAAACAATGAGAAACCACCTAAAAACTTTGAGTCAGCAGGTAATGATATACTTGGTGGTATAGGTCTAGGAGGATTCGAACCTAGTTAATTATTAATTTTATAATATTATATTATGGCAAAAAAGAAAGAAACGGTAGTCAAACAGACTGTCGAGCAACCAAAAGTAGACGATACAGTCGAAAAAATTAAAGTAAAGAAAAAACCATCAATAAAGAAGTTTAGTAACGATCCTGATGGTATAACAAAAGTTGATTTAAGTAAATCACCAAAACCAGAAACAGATGCCGTTCAAGAGCGAAAAACAGAGAAAGTGGATGTGGGCGAACAAACCGGAGATGGCAAGGAAGTGGGAGAAGGAAAGTCCAACAAAGAAGAAACTCCAATTGAAAGCGAAGAGTCCGTTCAAAATGAAGAAACACCCGTACTAGAGGAGATAACCAACGAAGAAGTAGATAAAAAAGTTGAAGAAGTAAAAGAACAGATTAAAGATGTTATAGTTGATGCTGAAAAAGCCGGAGAACCTTTACCAGACAGTGTTCAGAAACTAATGAACTTTATGAACGAGACTGGTGGTG